ATTATTTTGCAGCCAGCGCGTGGCCAGCTCCGCCTCAAAAATCAGCATGTTGGCTGAGTCGGTGAATGGGTTCACGATCTCTGTGGCGCGATACAAGCTCATCCCCACAATCACCGGGCTCACATCCGGGTTGCCCGCGCCGCCTGCCATCGGTGGAATCGTCATCGTGATGCCCGTGGGCAGGCGATCGTCTGGGTAGTAAGCCGCGCGCAAATCAATCTCATTGCCCGTGGGTCCGCCCCATTTGGCCGTGAGTGTCACCGTGCTCACCGCCGCCACCGCCGTCACCGGCAAGCGCGGGATTGCATTAATCGCAGCGGCCAATTTCACAGCAATCGTCGCCGAAGTGTCCGAGGTATTGCAGCCCACGCTCACGCGCTCACCGCCAATATAAAAAGGCAGCTCGCCCGCAAAAGCCGGCACACCCGCCACCACCACCGCGCTGGCTGCGCTCGTGGCGCTGCCGTTCACAGCAATCGCCATCACATCAATCGGCAAGCCAAGATCGGCATTGGCTTTGGCATCGCGCCACATGGCCAGCAGCATGCTGCCCTCGCCCAAGCGCTCAATCGCATCACTCTCAGTCGTGATCGTGGTCAGGGTATTCACCGCCAGCGTGCCAGCGGTCAGCTTGTGGCCCACCAGCAGCAAGCGCCGAGGCATGCCGCGCAGCCCGCGAATCGCACGCGAAAAATCAATTTTCGATGCGACAAACGGCACTAAAAAATTCAAGCTCAGTAAATTCGGAATAGCCATCTTCTCTCTCCTAATAAATCGTTGTCAAAGGGGTTTAAATTGGTCGTTGACGCAGGCTTCAAACGCGCACCAAATCGCCATCTTCCAAGCGGCGCAGCGTAATCACCCGCACCGTCACTGGCGTGGCCACATCGGGAGCAAACTCTTGGCCCGTCTCGTTATTGATCAGCTGCAAGCCCTGCGCCACCTTCACGCTAATCTGCTCGCCCAAGCGCGGCGGCTCAGCAGCAGCAAAGGCCACAGGGGCAGAAGCAGCAGCCACAGGCTCAGCCACAGCCGGGGTTGCGGTATTGGTTTTTAAATCTTCTTTAGCCATCAAATTCTCCAGTTCAAAGGGTTGTTGCAATGTCTAGCTCATGTGTCACCACCGGCTTATCAATCAGCTCAGGCGGCACAGGCGTGGGCGCAGCGGCAGGCGCGGCAGCTCTTGCCAAGCTCTCCAGCTCCAGCCTGAGCCAATCGCCCAGCGGCGCATCGGTTGCCAGCGGGCTCACCACCTGCCGCCAGCTCACCAGCCAAAGCGCCAGCCCCGCCTTGTCCACGGCGCGGCCGTAAAGGTTCTCGCATTCCGGCTCTTCAGTCAGCACATCCATCTGCATCGCATCGCCAGCCAAGCATTCAGGCCGCCAAGCCCGCAGCACCAAAGCCAGCTTCTCAGCCAGCAGCATCGCCTGCTGCATGCGCAACTCGCGCTTGGCGTGCTTGGTCACCACAAAAGCCGCCAGCCTGGCATCGCGCGCTTGGCGCGTGGCCAAGCGGCTGGTGGCATCCGGCACATGCGGGCTCCAGCCCAGCACCGTGATCAAAATCGCGGGCGAATTAAAGCTCAGCTTGTCAATTTCCTGAGCGCTAAATTCCCCGCCATAGGCCTGCACGGTCGCCGCCTCTTGGCGCGTAAACTGTGCCCGCACTTCGGCGATCACGCGCTCTAGCAAAAGGGCACTCATGCCAAGCCCCGCAATTCATTCATCATCAAATCACCAATGCGCCGCTCTTGCTTGGGGCCACTTCCCAACACAGGCCGGGCCACAATCTTCGTGCGCCCGCCGCGCCCCGCATTGCCGCCATAGTGGTGAATCCGTGCATAAGCACTGCCACTGCCCACTTGCAGCCCGCCGCGCACCAGCTGATAGATGTAGCTGTCATACAGGTGGTGTTTTTTAATCAGCGTTTTGCCGCTGCGCTTGATTGCCGCCGCGCTTTGCGGCATGGCCGAGCCGTCAGATAGCTTCTGGCCATCCAAGTTGTCTTGCACATCGCCCACCAGCGTTTCGCCAATTTCCCGGCGCAGCGCCTCAAAGCCCTTCGCATCGGCCTGCGCCAGCCGCGCCAGATGCGCCTTGATCGGCCCATCCTCAAAGCGCATGCGCATCGATACGCCACTCATGGCAGCACCCCAAAGCCAAATGAGCAGTAAGCGCTCTTCGCCTGCCCAAAGCGCACGCTGCCCACCGGAGCCATCAGCGCCCCGCCAGCGCCCACCAAGCTCACCCGCTTGGCCGCAATATCTTTCAGCCACATCAGCCACTGCTCGCGCAGCTTGTCAATCCGCTCGGTGGCATTGTCGGAGTCATCCGCCAAGCCGCAGCGCGTGAGTGCCAAGCAGCATTCGCGCAAGCTGCTCGCATTCGCATCGCCCTCAGGCAAAGGCAGCGTCACCGCTGAGCGCAAATAGCCATCCATGAAATTGCTCTTAGAGAGCAGCTCGCGCTCCAGCCGAGCCAATGCCGCCTGCGCCGCATCGCGCTCAGCCTGTGTGGGCGAGCCAGTCCAAGTGCCAAAGCTGCTCACTGCCACCGCATCTTTCAAGAGCGTGGCCGTCAACAGCCGTTCTTCATCCGCCAACAGCTGCGCCGCCTCCTCCAAGCCAAAAGCTTGAAAAAAGTCAGCAGGCGCAGCGTATTGGCTCATGTGACTTACTTCTTCTTGGCAGGCGCTGCGGTAGCAGCAGCCTCAAGCGCATCCAGCTTGGCTTGCAGTGCCTCGGCGCGAGCAGCCTGCTCATCTGCGCGGGATTTCTCCGCATCAGCCACAGCCTGCGCATCTTGCGCCGCAGTCAGCGCTGTAGCCTTGTCGGCCTCAGCCGATGCCGCCAGCGCCTTGTAATTGGCCACATCCTCGGCATTCAAGCCAGTATCCGTAGATGCAGGGGTAGCGCTTGCAGCTTCAGCCGAAGCATCGGCCTCGCTAGCCAATTTGGCAGCACCGCAGGCCAGCAAGGGTGCAGCATCTTTCTCGCTGCATTTAAACGCTTGCCCGGGAGCAAAGATGCCCTCGTTACCGCGATTGATCGTAGTCATTGCCACGAGCGCAATCACAGTCAAAGCTACATTACTCATGATGATTCCTTGTTAAGTTTCAAACAGGGCAGGGGTTCAGCTGCACAAGCACCCCGCCACCTCTCACGTTCGCGCTCCCCAAGATTCGGTGCAGCGGCCCTCTTGGATCAAAGCTTTCGTCGTTGTGAATTCTTTTATGCCACCGCGTTTTGGAAGTAGTAGCCCAAATCGGTAGCCGTCACCAGCTCTTTCACCGATTCGCCCACACGCACGCGCACGCCGCCATGTGCGCCGATATCTGGGTCTTCAATCTCACCAGCAATCAAGTCGCCAAATTGCGCGGTGTAGCCAAAGGTGATGCCAAATTCGGTATCAGCCAGCATGTTCCGGTGCAAGAAGCTCGCATGGTTGCCCCACACGCGCACCAAGGTCGCGGCTTGCCCAGGCGCAGCGGTATTCACCCAGCCTTCGCCCACCACGATTCCATCCAGCTCCAAAAGCTGCGCCACTTGCTGCTGCGTCACAAAGCCAGCGTCGGTGTTGTTGCCATATACCGCCTTGCAAATGCGTGGGTGCTGCGCAAAGATCGTCCAAGCGCGGCGGCCAAACACACCCACATTACCGCGCATGATCATGCCGTCCAGCGCATTCATGATCGCGCTTTGCGGGTTGCTGTTGGCGTAGTCGCTCCATTGGCCTGTGCCCGAAAGCGTTTGCTGGTTCGCACCGGCGTAGCTCGCAGGGTTAAACACCAAGTCAGCCGCACGCTTTTCGCGGCGCAGCTTGATCAAATCCGTCACCATCATCGCCGCGCGGTTGCGCGGATCCACGGTTTGCTTCGTGCCCATGGCCGCTGCATTCTGGGCATTCTCAGCCTGCGCATTCTTCAAGTCTTTGTTCGGCACCGGCACATCCAGCGCATGGTCTTGCGTGCTGTCTGTCACCTCGGTGCTAGAGAATTGCACCTGGTTAGGCTGGCTGGTGCGGCCCACCAAAGTTTGAGGCAGCGTGAAAGATTCAGCAGCCGGGTAGCGGCGGTATTTAAACAGCTCCTTGCCCACCTGCACGCGAGGCAGCACCTCATCCGCAATCATCTTGCCATTCTTGTAAGCCACGGCCACAGCCGTCAGCTCAGGGGTCACCACAAAAGGGGCTTTAGCCATAGTCTTGCTCCAGTCAATTAAATCAATGCGGGGGTGCGTTGGTTGTTTGTTGTCAGTCAGCTAGAGCGATCAGCCTTGCTTGATGCCGCGCGCCACTTGGTAGCGAATCCGGTCGCCCACCACACCGCTTTGCAGCGCAAAGCCAAAGTAGTAGTGGTTCACGCCCGCGCCCGGTGCGCAAGGCACAGCGCGGCTACTTGCATCCGCAGTCAGCTCTTGGCCGCGCGCAACGGTTGCACCCAGAGTCACCTCATGCACGCCAAAGGCTGGCACATCCACGATCTCGCCAATATCCTTGGGCACGTTGTCTGAAGCGCCAATGATCGATTGCGTGGGCCCAGTGGCCAGCGTGCAAGCATCATCGCTCGCGCCTTGCTGAACCAACAGGGAAGCGCCCACCGCTGCGAGAGCGATAAAGCCTTGGTGATTTCGGGTCATGCTCATGAAGCTCTCCTAAGAATGGAAGTTGAAGGGGTTATGAAAAGGGTTTGAATTGCGGCGCTCAGGCTTGGCTTGCTGTGCTCATCACATGCTGCACAGCCGCCGCCACGCTCACCGTGCGGCCAGCCTTGGCCTCTGCCGCCACAAATTCGCTGGCTGCATTGGCAATCGCGTTCGAGTCCGTGGTGTCCAGCTCCGAGCCTGCGGGCGCTGGCGCAGCCGCCTGCACACCCAGCTTGATCAGCGCTTTGCGCTGGCTCATAAAGTTGGCAAACCAATCCGCAGGCGCAGCCTTGGCCGCCTTGTTGTCACTGGCGGTAAATTGCAGCTCAGCGCCGCCTTCAATGCCCGCCATAAATTCAGCCAAGCCAGCTTCTTCAGCAGGCAGCAGCTTGCCAGCGGCTTTCCAGCCATCAATCTGCGCTTGGTGGCGTGCCTTCATGGCCTCGGCCTTGATCGTGGCCAGCTCAGCGGTGTTAGCCGCAAACTTCGCCTCTTGCACATCGGCCAGCACCTTAGCCTCTGCTTTGGCTCTTGTCTCAGCCTCAGTGGCCGCGCGGTCTAAATCTTCTTGAGTGAATGACATGGTTTCTCCAGTCGGTTGGTTAAACAAAGGGTTGGCCGGCATGGCCTCTTGGTATTCCTTGCGCGCCTGCGCAGCGGCCTCCATCGCCGAATCAATCTGCCAAGCAGGCAGCACCGCATCCGTGGCTTCAATGCCATCTTTGGCGATCATGTTGTCGCGCAAGCCGCGCAGCATCTTGGCTAGGCTCTCCAAGCCCCACACGAGCGAATAGCCCGGCGCAGCAAATTCCAAAGCCTCAGCCTCATCGCCCGCAAATTCCACAGGCTTCAAGCCATTAATCGCCGGCGCAGCCGCGCCCAGCCAGCCCACATGGCGCACGCGCCAGCCATGCGCTTTATCTTTAATCACGCTCACCGAGCGGTTGCGATAAGCCCCGCTCTCCACGCCCTTGGCAAAGGCCGGGGCAATGTCTTTGAATTTGGCGAATAGGGATTCGCCTTCGCGCTTCAGCCCCTCCGTCCAGCCATAAGCCGGATCGTCATGCTTCGGATGCCCCAGCACCGCAGGCGCAGCGCCCAGCTTGTGGTTCGCCACCATCTGATCCAAGTCAGCTTCAGCAAAGCTCACCTTGCGCCCCACGCTGTCCGTGTGGTCGCCCGCCTTGAAGACTTCAATCCAGTCTTCCAAGCCCTTGAAGAGATGCGCTTTCGTGTTCATGCCCCGCACTGTGCCGGGGCAGAGCCTTTAAATCATGGTGAACTACTTCACCAAACAAAAAGCCCGCCGCAGCGGGAAACTGGGGCGGGCTGAAGGCTTGAATACGCCGATCTTACCCGCGCGGGTACTGCCTCAAAAATCTTCGCATGCCGCGCAAATGCCGGGCGATGCATGCGCGCCAGCCCGCTTTGAGATTAAGCAATTCAGCACGAGAAACCCACTTCTGCACATACGAACCATCGACCCGTTTGCGCACGATCCGGGGAATGCCAATTTCATCGGCCTCAATCATATCCACCTCAAACGCAGGAGCTTGCAGATGCAGCACTACACAACCCATGCCCGCATCCCACCGCCAGTACCGCTTGCCGTTCGGCCCGGGGCTTCTTGCCCACTCGGAAAGATCAAACCTCAACTCAGGACATTCAAATCGCTTCATGTCTGATGCCTCGATAAAAGTGATTCTGGGTTGATAGGCATGGGGATGCTCCTGGGCGTTTAAATGCCGCAAACGCGGCAAGGGTGTGTAAATTGGGTTTGCGCGTCTTTTAAACGGGCTGTCGCGCGTTTTAAACGGGGTCTGAGGGGCTAGGCGCGCTGGCGGGTCATGCCAAACGGGTCGTGCGCTGAAAAGCTGGGCAATTTCGGCAGCTTGGGCTGGTTCGCCGCGCGCCTGGAATGCGAAGGCTTGACGATCTGCGCCGGCTCAAACATATCGATGGTCTGCGTGTCGCGCCCATCGGCGTGGCCACCCAAGATGTCAATCACCCATCGCTTGCTGTAGCCGGTGTGCAGGGCAATCTGATCCATGGTGAGGCCAGCGGCGCGGTAGAAACTCACCTGCTGATGCCGGATCTGGCGCAGGAAGGCATCTGCCTTCGGCACATCAATGGCCTCGCCCTTGTATTCGGCGATCAACCTCAAATAAGTCTCTTCCCCCAGCGCCGTGCAGCGCGGGTCATCCGGCTTGGGCTTTTTCGGCACAATCACCCGCCCACCCTGCGCCATGGCCAGCAAGCGCAGCGTGCCCGAGAGACCGAGCACCCGCACCAGCTCGCGCAGCGATGCAGGCAACGCCTCATCATTGAGCTCGAATTCTGGCAGGGGGGGCGTGGGGGTGCCGCTTCGCATACGCTTCTACCTGATCTGTGCACCGACACGGTAGCCCCAAGCCTTCATGCGCTCCACCAGCTCCGAGAGCTGCGCATCGCTGGCAAAGCGCAACGCATCCAGCGCGGGCAGCTCTTGCTTCGCCCATGCCTCCACCTGCATATCGCAAGCCCCTGCCGTGCCCGGCCGCTTCACGGCATTCGCATCTGCCAGCGCATACCACATCGCCCGCAGCTTGCTGATCAGCGGCTTGCTCACAATCACCTTGCGCGTGCTGTTGGGCAAATTCACGGGCTTCACCTTAAAACCCAGCGTTTTGAAATGCGCGATGAGCTGCTCGCGCTGCGCGTTCGAGAGTCCCGTGCAACTGTCCATCCCGTAGTGCTCCATCAGATGGCCCACATACCGCTGGCGATTCCAGCCAAGGCTGGGGTAAGCCATATGAATCAAAGCAATCTGCCGCTTGCGCTCGGCTTGCGCGGCAAGGATGGCGTTTTGAGGGGCGGCTTGGGGTGCGTTCATGGCTCAAGCTCAAGCGAAGTTAGGGAATTCAGCCAGCGGCAGCTCAAGCCAAGCCGCCTCAATGGAAAAGCGCACCACACCCGCCGCGCCCATGGCCACCGCGCCATTGCGCACAATCAAGCCTTCATTCTGCTGGAGCACCATCGGGTGCTCAGCGCCGCCATTGGTGAAATCCACTTGCCTGTCAAACAGCACCGCGCCTTGCCCAGTTGCAAAGCCATTCACATCGCAAAAGTTGCTACCAAAAATCGCCTTTGTGCCCGCGCCAAGCGCGGCCGTCGTGGCAATGCGCAAATCAGTCACCTGGCTTTGCGGCATGCTGGTGCGCTTCATGAGGTTGGCCGCGCTGGGCACAATGCCCGTGCCGCCCGAGCCGTTGGCCGTCCAGCCCGTGGCCAGCGCCGCATTCACCATAATCTCCTGAGCCGCAGTGAAAGCCGTGGTCACCACCGCCCGCACACTCAGGTATTCCAGCAGCGCCAAATGCGTGGCCGATGCCCATCGCATCTGAAACAGCTCGCCGTTGGCGGCCACCGCCGTTACCAAGCCGGTCACCGAGCTAAAGCGGTAGTAGCCGCTCGCTTGCATCGGGCGCGGGGTAATGTGCAGCGCCTTGTGCGCCGCATCCACCTGCGCCAACACTGCGCCATCCACACTTTCAATTTTTGCCATGATTCAAATCTTTCTTTAAGTTCGTTTAAGTCAAGCTCACATGAATGCGCCGCTGGCGCGAGAGCGGCGCGCCCAAGCTGGCCACCGTGAGGCGCACCTGCCCGGCCTGCACCACTTGCCCCGCCGCCACAAACGGATCCATCTCGTATTCATCAGCCGAGAGCCCCGCTGGCATGTCCAAGCTCGCGCTAGCCTGCACCTTCTGCCCCACCACAGCGCCCGCCATCGCCACATCAAAGGTTTTGCGGCGAGCAGCGGTAGCAGCGCCCGTGCCAAAGTCCACCGTGAGCGTGGCCGAAAGGCCACCGCCACCCCCACCACCGCCCGCCTCCGATTGCTTGGCAAACACCTCATAGGTGCTCGCCGTCAGCCCCACCGCAATGCGCCCTTGATCGGTCAGCAAATACACCTCGCCCGCATTGAGCTGGCCAGCCAGCGCCGCCGCCGCAATCTGCGCCGCCGTGCCCCGCTTGATCTGGATGCTTGGCATGGCTTAAAACGTGCCGCAGTCCACCGCGCCCACGGCCAGTGTCACAAACGCATTACCCGCGTCCTTGGTCATCAGCATCGAGTTGTTCATGCGCAGCACGCCATCAGCGCCCGTTGTGCCCCACAGGTATCCACCCGTGCCGCCGCTCACCACGGCCACCTTCTCATCGGTGCTGCCCGGCGGAATGTTCAGTGCGCTTTTGAACGCATCAAACGTCATCTTCTTTTCTTTTTGCCCCACCCCATCCGCATCGTGAATGATCAGCAAATCAGCCGCGCCATTTACAGCGGCCAAGGTGGCCAAGTCATCAATGGGTGGCACCACAGGCAGCGAAGCCGCAGCCGCCGTGGCCACATGCAGCGTGCCCCGATCCGTGGTGAAGTGTTGCTCACCCGCCAGCATGCCGCTGGCTGGCAAATTGGCTTTCAGGCCACGCTTGATTTGTAATGAAGGCATCTTCTTTCTCGCTTTCTAGAGGTTGATCAACAGATTCAAAAAAACTCGCCCAGGTCTAAATTGCCCAGCGCGCCCGCAGGGCCTTGGCTTTCGCTTTGCAGCACCGTCACCGTCTCGTTCATCACCACTGCCAGCGTCTCCACGGGCGGCGCGATCACTTCCACCACCTGGGCAGGGTTCGTAGCATCCACCACCAGCGTGCGCTCGGCCATCACCTCCACCACGCTGGGCTGCTCTTGCACCACCACCACCAGTGAGCTGATCTCGCTAGTGCTCATGCGGCCGCCGGCAAGGTTTTGGCGCTCACGCTGTAGCGGCCAGTCAACAGCGCGTAATCGCGCCCGCCTGCTGCGGTGAGCACCAAGTAGTAGTGGTATTCGCCGGGCTCAATCTGCATCGCCGCGCGCGGAATGTTCACGATGATCTGGCCCGTCGTCGTGCCCAGCGCAATGCGGCCGTTCGTCGTGCTGCATTCAATCGTGGCCACCAAGCTGGGCGCTCTGCTCACCACAAAGCGCGCTGTGTAGCCTGTCAAATCAATCGGCACGCCCGGCGCAGCCAGCGTGCCATTGCGCCACACGTATTGGCGCGTTTGCTCCACATTCACAATGGCCGTCAAATCAAAAACTGTAGGTGTCATAGGTCTCTTTCATATCTTGTTCAAAGGTTCTGTGATGTCACTTCAAAGCCCTTGAAAAAGCCCCGACTAGATCTCGGGGAAAGCCGCTGCGAAACGGAAACTAAAAATCGTGTTCAATGAATGGCCGAGAACTCAGCCCAGAGCTGCCGAGCCACAGCTTCAAAAACCTTGCGCTCTTGGAAGCTCAGCTCAGCCCAAGGCACAGGCGTGTACCCGCTGTACTGCTGCGCGCTGGCCTTCTGGTGCGCCTCATAAGCCGCTTGGGCAAGCTGATCAAATGTCTTCATGCCTACACCCCCGCCACATCCAGAGCAATCGCCACATACTCACCCGTGGCATCGTGCCTCTCGTAGAAGCGGATGTAGCTCTTAGAGCCCGTCACCTTGATGCTGTCGCCAATCGCCTTCATGGCCTTGTCCCAGCGTTCATCTGCAATCGCATGGCGGCGCAGGCCCAGCACTCGGCCGGGGCTCACATTGCCTTCCTTGTCCACCTGAAAAGCATCGTTCACCAGCACCTTGATGTTGGCATTGCTGCCCTTGCTCCAATCGCGAATGCATTCATCAATCAGCGCTTTGGCCGCTTGCAGCCGCTCATCAAACACAATGTGCTCAGCCACAGCGCGCTGAATCTTGTAGCGCCCATCAAAGCTCACCAGTGTCACATTGCCCTTGCCGCCGCCGTGCTTCACGTCGTATTGAGCCAAGCTCTCATCAATAAACTCTTGCACAAGTTGCATCGCAGTCAACTTGAAGCCAAGAAGTTTTTCACTAACAAATTTTGCTTGCTCGCAAAGCCCCACCACCGCCAAATGCCGCGCCTTGTCAATCGGCTTGATCTTGGCCTCTGGCACATAGTTGCCGTGGGCATCTTCCCAAAAGCCTTTGGGTATCGCCGGGCGTGTTTCAGTGTTGCTCATTTGTAGTCCTTTCACAGTCTTTCAAAGCTTGCGGGTCAATCAGCAAAGCGCCGTTGATGCCCTTCTTGGTCAATCCATACATAAGCCGAGCCGTGCCGCCAGATTGGCTGCATGGCATGCGCGTCACGCAGCCAATCTGGCTAAAGCTATCGAGCGCGCCTCTGATCGCGCCCATATGCGCATCCAGCCGCTCGTGCATCTGCTGCGCGGTCATCTGCCCCTCATCAAGCAGCAGCAACAGCACCGCCTTTTGAATCCGCCCGCTCACCATGGCGCGGGCCCCGTGAGATAGCGCCAAGCGCTGCGCAGGCCGCGCTTGATGCGAGCGCCCAAGCTGCGGCGCGTGCCCCGCATCAGCACATCGCTGGCCAAGCGCAGCGCCTTGGCGGCTGGCTTCTCGGGCGGCGGCGGCTCGGGATAGTCATGCACCAGCCATGTGCCGGTGCGCAGCGGGCAGTCTCTGCCTTGGCGGCATTTGTGGTTGCAGCAGCTTGCTGGAGCTTCAAAGCATTTCATGCGCGTGCTCCTTCGCTCTGCGTTGATGCCTGCACCAAATCACTGCGCTGCGCCCGAAAACTGCGGTGCGCACACATCTGCGCCGCCCGCGCTCTGTGCAGCGGTGTCACCTCAATGCGGCTCGCCTGCGGAAAATTCCCCTCCGATTCCACAGCAGCCATCAGTGCGCTGGCATACAGCCCCTCATGCGAGCCCTGCGAGCCATCGGGCATGGTGATGGTGATTTTGAAAGCTCTCACCGCTGGCGTAGTGGCGCTCATACCCCACCACCTTTCATGCTTCGCACCGGCATAAACAGCACCTTCTGCGCGATCTTGTCAATCAGCTCCGCGCCCGATTTAGAGAGCTGTTCAATGCCGTAATCCTTGATCGCCGGAATCATCGCCTCAATCAACACCCGCGCCGAGCCCTCGCTATAAGCCCACAGCGCATCCAGCACATCATCCTCAATCGCCCCACCATCGCCCAGCGCATCAGCCAAGGCAGCCCGCGCCAGCTCATCGGCATCATTGCGCGTAATCCGCTCCACCGTCTTAGGCCACATGCCCACGCGGCTGCGCACCTGGTCAAACTTGCCATGCGCCGCCTTGAGCAGCTGCGTGAGCTTCTCCGTGCCAATCAAGCACACGCCCACCTCAGCTTTATCCCGAATGCGCCGCAGGTATTCCAGCGCAATGCCAGAAAGGCGCTCCGCCTCATCAATCAGCAGCAAATAATTCGTGCCCGAGAGCACCCGCACCACCTCGCGGAATTTGCGATCCAGCCCCGTAGGAATCGGCACATTCAGCAAATTCAGCAGCTCATCCAGCAGCACGCCCACCGTCATGTTCGGGTTGCTCTCCACTAACAGCGTCATCGGCTGGCTCGTCTTGTAGTGCTTGCAAAACGATGTTTTGCCCACGCCCACATAGCCGCTGAACACACCAAAATTGCGGTTCTTCCGCGTGCGGTCAAACACCACCCGCATCAGCTTGTGCACCGTGGTGTCCACATAACCCAGCGGCCCATCCGAGAGGCGCGATTCCTCCACCTCCAGTACGCTCACCAATTGATTGAGCTGCTTGGTCGGGCTGCTCACATACTTGCCCGAGAGGATCTGCGAGAGCGTGCCATTCGGGATGCTGGCCTTCTTGCCCAGCCAAGCATTGCTCTTATCGTGCGCGGCCAGCCATTTCTTCACCGTGGCCACGGCATCATGATCTTGCGGCGTGTACACGCCGTTGGAAGCTAAAGCGGGGGTGCTCATGCGTCTTTTCTCCAGTTAAGTAAATCAATCTCTACCGCTGGGGCAGAGGGCTTCGGTAATCTTTTGGCCGCTGCGGGCAGCAGCTCGGCAGCAGCGCCATCCACAATCACCGGCATCTCGCTCAATTGCGATTCCGCCGTAATCGGGTCGCGGTTACGCGCCTTGATCTCATCAATCTGGTATTGCTTGCGCTCCACAGCCTTCTTCTCAGCCGTCTGCCGCGCCTCTTCAATGCGGCTCGTCGGAATCGCCGCCACCTTATGCGTCAGCTCAGCCACGCAAATCAAGCGGTTCTCAGAGTCGCAAATCCACACCCGCGTGTCGTCATGCAAGTCATAGCGCACCCGCACTCGCTGGCCTTGGTAATCAATCAGGCCGCCGTGGTAATAAGTGCGCTTGTGCAGCGTCACCATCTGCCGCGCCACCGTGGCTTCATCCATCGGGCGAATCAGCTCCGCGATGCCAAACACCGCAGGGATGCGCACAAAGCTCTGCGCCCACACCTGCGCTGGCGTTTGCCCCTCCAGCACCTCCCAAGCCTCATGGCTCACGCGCTCCAGGTATTTCGCCAGCGAGGCTTTGTAGTCGTAAAAATTCGGCAGCTTGCGCTTGCCCGATTTCACATCCGCGCTGATGCGCCGGTTGTATTCATCGGCCATATCGTCGCCGCAATAGGTATCGCCGCCTGCAAAGAATTTATCGTGCTCATCTCTCACGCGCCGAAAGAAAGCCTCCACCCAGCCTTTGCCATGCGGGTTGCCCGGAATCGCCGCCATGATGTCAATGCCCATCTGGCTGGCAAAGCCCACGCCCTCGGCGCTCATCATCTTGGCTCGGTAGCCCGCACCATGATCCAGATAGAGCATCGGCATCACATGGTCAAAGCGCGCAATCGCATGCCCCAGCGCCCGCAGCGTATCCACCACATTCTCACTCTCGCCCAACCACCAGCCCACGGGCAGGCGGCTCTTCAGGTCAAGGAAGAAGCTAAGCTCAGGCCGCCATAATTTGCCCGTGTTCGGGTGCGCCACATAGCAATCAATCGTGTGCCCATCGCCCACATACGAATCGCCCGCACGCAAATTGTCCAAATGCCGCGCTTGGTACTTCTGCATCGTGAGCTTATGCAAATGCGGCCCCACCCGCGCAATGCCCTGCGAGCCCAGCCGCGCAGGCAGCGCCTTCAAATAGCGCTTCACCCGGCTCTCGCTGGCGCTCTCAAAATCGTATTCATAGCGCAGCTCCTTGGCCACCGCCGCATAGCTGCGGTTAGAGCCATGGTTGTAAAGCGCAATCGCCTGCGCCTCCCAGCCATACTGCTGGCGCACGCGCCCGGTGTGCTTAGGCAGCAGCCCATTGATGCCGCTGCGCTGGTAGTCAGAGAGCCAGCGCTTAAGCGTCCCCTCGGCGAGCCCATCGCCACGGGACAACAAGGTTTGAGCAGCATCCTGTGATGCAGTCGGTAGATTGCCCGCTGCTAACAATGCAGCAAGCCATTCTGCGCCGAAGCAAGCGCTGTAGTCTCTGTCTTGCGCAGCTTTAATCAAACTGTAGCGAAGCCCCGCCACCATGCGCTGCGCCTCTGTAGCCGCCTGCCAAGGGTCGCCGTGCAGCAGCATCGGCAACTGCGCCCGTGAAACCTGCTGGGCCTCTTTAAGGGAGATCACTGCGCCCATGTCAAGCCTCGCCCTCGATAGGCTTCAAAGCTGCCAGCTCTCGTTTCAGCAGCCAGTTTTTTTGCTGTTCATTCCGAAGTAATGGCTCAAAATCGAAAGCGCCCGGCCCACCTATTTCTTCGAGTTTCGGCTCACGCATAAAGCCGCCCAGCTTTGCAACCACCGCAGCAAGCTCTTTGGAATTTTCAATGCAGAGCATTCGATCAACAACAGCATCAGGATTGAGTACGCGCGGTGTGCGGTAAGGCCTGCCAGTCTCATCAGCGCGTATTCGTGCAAGCTTTTGATGCAAAAAAGATTTACGAAGCTCTTCGCCGCTGTAGCAGCCGTAGTTCCGACGCACATTGCGCAGCACTTTTTTGAGTTTCGGATTTTTCTCATCCAAGTAGATTTCAATCACGAGCTTCATATCTGCACCTACTCAATTTTGAATTTACGGCCGAACTTTTCAGGGCTGTTATTCGCCGCCACCTTCGCCCGCTTCGTAGCGCTCTGCAAATGCGCCTGCGCCAAGGTATTGAAGTGCGTGGCCACCATCGCCGCTTCCGCTGGCCGGTAGTAAGCCCGGCTCTCGGGCGGCGGCATAGCATCGTCATTCAGTCCAAAGCTTTCCGCCCATTGCCCTAACTGCACGCTGAGCTGCGCATGCAGCGCGCGCATCGCCACAAAGCCTTGCAGCAAAGAGGGGTTGATCCAATCGTCACAACCCTTCACGCCTTGTAGCTCTTGCAGCATGGGCGCAATATCATTGAGCCCCACCACAGCCAGCCGCGCTTGCTCAGTCAGCGCCGCCGTCTCGCGCCGAATATCGGTGATTTGGTAAGGAATATCAGGCGTGACCGCATGCAGACGGGCATCAACGTCTTTCTTGGCCTGCTTGACTCCAAGCTTGCCCTGCAAGTCGTTATTCGCTTTTTCGAGCTCTTTAATCCTACTGAGCAAGGCTCGACCTGAAATCTCAGACAAGCCATGAACACCAACAGAACCATCCTCTTGAAGCAGCTCATCAACCACCGCTGGATCTGACGCAGCTAGCGCACATACCTTTGTGTGCGGCAATTTGAGTAGCTCGGCCTGCTCTTTATCTGAGCGCGAAAACACGAATCGGGCATAACTCATGGCGCGCTGCGCTTGCCGCTCTTCATACTCCAGCGATTTCAGTTTACTCAAGAATTCGCCCTTCGGCATCTCTTGCTTGAGTGACAGCAGCAGCAATCCTTGTGCTGCAAAATAGCCTTGCTCGCTTTCGCGAGACGTGACTACTGCATTCCAACGTTGCGCGACTGTTGCAGTGAGGTTGATATTGATTGCACCCGCATAGCGCTCAGCGCTTGGGGTAATTTCGAACCCGACAGCGCTGTCGGGTTGGGGGCTAATCTCTTTTTTACTCGCCATCTCATTCCACCTTAAATTGATTACCTAAGCCAGCCACCTGTAGCGCCAGCAATGGCATGACCTCAAGCGTCACTTTCAACGGCCTGAACTTCTTGCCCTTCATCGGCGTTTTGCATGCCACGTCAGCTAGCGCTGCCAATTGCTGCGCCAAGCTGCGCAGCTTCTGCGGGCTTGTTTCCACACCGTTAAACGGCTCGCCGTCCAACACAACTAAGGGCCAGCCATTGCGGTCCCGGGTGATCGTGGCGACGATAGGGTTGTTCAGATTCATGCCGCCACCGCTTTTTTGCTTCGGCGCAAGCCCGTTGCCGGTTTTACCTGTGGCCATAGATCGCTGACCTTGCGGTCAAGCACCTTGGCTACCGCATCCATGACAGGGCGCGAGGTTTGTTTGCCATTTATCACGCTCGTTACCGAAGGCCGAGTGAGGCCTAGTTGGTCTGCTAACGCAGCTGGAGTGACGCCGCGCATTCTCATTTCGGCTTTTATAAGTTCGGGGTGCATCAGTTATCCTTTACAAAACTCGGAAATTCTCTGAGTTGTCCTATTGTCTTACAGACATAAGACATTTGTCAAGGACTTTTATGCAAAAAGATAAAAATTTTTTATTAGTGTTTTCTCGACTGAAGCAAGCACTTAGGCTGACCAGTGATGTGGATCTAGCATCTGCGCTTGCTATGTCCAAGGCAGCCTTCGACAAGCGGAAGCTGCGAGGTTCACTGCCTAAACAAGCAATTGACAATCTAATTGTTGAGAGAGGACTAAGCCCTGACTACATTTACGACGGCGCTGGCTCGGTATTCGTGGAAGACGAACATGGCCACACTTGGGAGCAGGGCTTCAACCAGCGCCTCGCCGCAGAGCTTGGCGCGGACGCTAGAGCGTGGCTTGCACGTGAAACACATGAAGAGAAGACTCTCAAGGCAGTAAAGGCGGGAAACCAAACCCCGTCTATCAAGCTTTTGCGCGATATGTGCCGCTTCCTAAAAGTCGATTTAAATTACTTATTTACTGGCGAGATCATCGAAGCTCCCAGCATCGTTGAAGAAGCGCTGCTCAAGCTCTATCGTCAATCGCCAGCCGAAGTGCAGCAAGAAGTGCTGTCTCGCCTCGTAGTCGCCAACAGCCTCGCCAACAAATCAAAAAAGGGCTAACTCATGGGTTATATTTTTCTCGCATCCCTCGCCGCTCTAGGCTTGCGCTACATGGGCGTTGACTGGTGGTTCATCGGCTTGGGTGCAGGTGCGTTCATCGTGATTTGGTTGATGAGCGATACCAAGCCCAGCGAGCCTGCCCAAAAAGTGCTCAGACTAAATGACTTCATCGATATCGTGCGGCAAGAGCCGCTGCGAGAGCAGTTCCAAGAGGTGGCCGCTTTGGTTGCGCAAGCAACCAACCCCACTGAGGCCAAGCGAGCAATGCTCAAAGTGCATAAGCTCTACCCCGATTTCGCAGAAGCTGCGCGCTTACTGCAAATCATCAGTGAAAGCCTAGCCATTGCAGACCGCACCAAAAACGCCAAGACGTTTGAAAGCCGCATGAACCTCGCCCGATCCAGTCAAGAGCAGCTCTGGCAAGCCTTGCCTTTTGAAATGGATGACGACACCAAAGCAAAAATGTCGGCGAATTTAAATGTGCAGTTCGTAGAGCTAGCAGATGAAGATCGCAAGCTGCCTGCGCCAAGCTCAGCTAGCGCAGCAGATGATGAGGAAGAAAGCAGCTCGCTCCATGCGCAAGCCACGGCGCTCAAAGCAGCCGGGCAACTCGATGAGGCGGTAGCCAAGCTGTATCGCGCCAAGTCCTTGATGCTGGAATCCGATATGTCGCACACGGCCGAATCATGGTGCAAGCTGCCCTTGTATTTGCAACATGCAAACCGCTATGAAGAATCAATGGTGGAGTTTCAATTTCTGCTAAACGACTTAGCACGCCGCGCACGCAAAGACAGCCGAATTGACGATTCCAACTTCGGCCCTGAAAAAAGTAAAAATAGCTTTCACGATCTCATTCTCAAGAATGACCGCGAAACAATCGAAGCCAAAATGGCCTTGGCTCAAAAGCGTCAACTCAAGCGCAAATAACTCCTAATCTCATAGCACGCCGCGCAGATTCTATGCCGGCTACTGTGCTGTTTTCATTCAAATCCTGCGCTTCTCCACCCA